AAGCAGACTGTGATGCGAAGATATCCCATCATTGGGTTGGGAATAGTTGTGTTAAGAAGCCTAATACTACTCCTAATTTTAATGTTAATACAAGTTCTACAAATTCTACAAGTAGTCAAAAAGTAGGGATATTTGGTAGAACGCCAAGTTCTTATTTTAAGACAATGCAGTTGTCGCAAAATCCTGGTTCACCCGGCTGCCCTAAAGGACAACACAGAGAAGGATTCACATGCGTAGATGACTAAAAATTAATCATAACTAAATAAATAAATTATGGCATTTAATATGAAATATTCACCATTAAGTCAAGTAGGAGGAGGAAAATCTCCACTTAATTATGGTAAAGGATGTGCAGAAACAAAGGAAGGATGTATTCGCGAAGGATCAGGTTCAGAACCATTTTATATTCTTAATAATAAAAAAGGTGGAGTATGGACTGAAGGAGGAAGATTTAAAACTAGGGATGCTGCAAAAGCTAAATTAGCAGCAATCCATATAAATTAATAAAAAATTATGGCAGCAAACTTACCTGACATTAATAATGTACTAACCCCAACAGGAGCCCAAGCAAATACTACGCAACCGCCAGCCAATAGTGCTCCACCTAATACAGCTCTTGGTACTGATACTGGACAAGGAATTGAAAATCCTGATGGTATTCAGGATGAGTATATTCCTGGTATTACAGATGGAACTTTCCAAACTGGGGATACGCCTTATAGCACTAATCAAAATTTTATAGAGAATGCAAATATGGCATCAAGTTTACGACCAATGAGAGGTGCTAGTAATACTAATATACGAACATCTACTAAGCGACTAGGTGCTGATGGAACAAATAGAGGAGGATATGAGATAGGAGAATATCAACAAAAAAATGGCGGAATGGCTGGTAGAGATGCTCGTATACAAAGTGCGCGCGCGATGTACGCAGCTGCTAAAGGTAATGACTGGCAAGAAGGAATGCAGAGATGGGCTGATAGGGGAATAGAAGAAGGAGATACTGCATGGAACTATGCGGGGAGTACTCAAGGAGACGAAATTAGAGCTAATGCTGCAGAAGGATTATGGGGAAATAGAAATTATGATTATGCCGATAACCAAAGAGGGGGCCAAAGAGGGGGATGGTTTATCAACAGGCAAGACCTGAATAACCGCGATACATCGATCATGGGACGAAGCTTCCGAGATAGCAGGGGAAATGATTATGCGTATGGAAACCAAGCTGGTGGTATGGGAGAGCAATTTAATTTTTATAACGAAGGAACATTAGGATAATACATAAACTTAAATAATTATGGAAAAAAGAGGTAAAAAAATAGGGATAACAGGAGAATCACATATATGGGATGGCCCTTTATCACAACTAAGTAGACCACACGGTCCAGGTCGAAGTAATGGTTTATGGGGTATACAATTGCCAAAAGCAATGACACCTTATACAAGAGGACCAATAACAGAAATAGCAAAAGGTAAATATTAAAAAATTATGGGAGCATACGACGTAGCCAATCAAGCAATATCTGCAATTCCAGTAATACCTAGTGATGATATAAATATTCCTGTACCAGGAATTATCAGCGCGGGTACTGCTACTACAGGATCTGCAGGACCGCCACCAGATATGACAGCGGCGGCTGGAACCTTCTTAACAGATGGTGTACAAAAAGGAGATGTCATATATAACACAACCACTAATACACATGCTATAATTACAGAAGTAAAAAGTGAAACTGAATTAGCTATCAGCGTTAATATATTCGCTGCAGGTAATGCTTTTGTAGTATATAAAGGGAATGGTAATTTTCAATTTAGTGTTAATACAGGATTATTATTATTTGTAGGAACAGCAGGAAATATTCGTGTTACTACAATTCAAGGAGATGATGTAACTTTATTAAACATCGGTAATGCCTCTTGGCTACCATTGGCTGTATATAAAGTATGGGCTACTGGTACAACAGCGGCTGATATAATAGCAGTACAATAATGGCACCTACAATTTTTGGAAATGCAAATGCAATCCTTGCGATACCTAATATATCAGGTACAGGGGGAGGCCCAATCACCAACTTCATTTTAATGGAGAATGGCGTAGATTTCATGGAAACCGAAAATGGAGCTGATCTAATGATTAGAGAATAAATAAAAAATAAAACATGGCAAATATAAAATTTTCCGCTTTTACAGCCGAAGCCGATATAGCGAACTTTGATGATATTGTAGGATATCAAGGTGTAGTAAATAAAAAAATTACCCCTGCAAATCTAGCAACTAGTTTAGAACCTTTATTACCATTTGGATCTTATTTACCACTTGCTGGTGGTACAATGACTGGCGTTGCTGGTGTTGTAGTTCCAGATAATTTTAAATGGAATTTTGGTACATTATCAGCTTTAGAAATATATCATGATGGGGCTAATAGTTACATAGATGAAGTTGGTGTTGGTAATTTAATTGTTAGAGCAGCAAATTATTTTAAAATATATGATATTGGTGGCAATGTAATGGCAACATTTAAAACAGCCGATTCTGTTGATTTATATTTTAACAACAATAAAAAGCTAGAAACAACTGCCACGGGGACGCTAACAACCGGGGATAGTGATATGACAGGGGGGATAAGTAGAACACTTGGTGCAAGAGTAATGCAAGAATACACATGGCCAAATGGTACTCCAGTAGGTTATGCAAACTGGGCAAATGGTGTATTTAGTAATTTACCTTATGATCCTACTCCTACAATTGATGTTACAGATTGTAATGTAGCTAATTACGGATGGGTATGTACAAATGCTGGACCAGGTGGTGCTGCGGGTCAAGAAGCTACATTTACATTAGGAGCTGCAGGCGCAGGAACATGGAGAATAAAAGTAATATCTAACTGGTTTGATCAAACAGCTGATGTAGTAACAGAAGGAAGATTAAATATAAATGGAACAAGTTACGAAGTAATTGCTGAAGCTGCGGTAGAATCTTCAACAGATAAAATTTACTACGGAGAAAAGATAATAACTTTAGCCGCAGGAGCTACAGTGCAATTTGGTATGATTTTTACAGGTGGAGGAGTTACTCCTTTCCCATCTGTCGGAACTACAGGTAATACACCAAACTCAATATATTTCGAAAAAGTATTATAAATAAAACAATAACAATTAAACACAAACACAATGGCAAAAAATAATTCACCATTAAACGAAGGCGCAGCTCATAGAATTGCTTGGGATAGAGATGAAGTAAAAAGACTCGAAGAGGCTGAACGTTACGATGACGTAGCCCATCATATGCATGAAGCTCGTTATTCTGGAGATGGCAAAGCTAAATATTCATCACATTTAAATATGTGGGAATCTGAAAGTCAAATAGGAAAACATATGAGTTCTAACCTTTGGGGAGAAGCTAAAAGAGAAGTTACTGATACTCCAGTACAAGATGATTTAACTGGTCAAAGATCAGGCTTAAATATGCAAACATATGGCGGTAATAAAGGCGACTTAGAAAGATCACATAGAGATAAATAAAATGAGATCTAGAGGCTTAGGAGATTCAATTGAGAAAATTACTAGGGCAACAGGAATAAAAAGTTTAGTTAAAAAAGTAGCTGGAGAAGACTGTGGCTGTAAAAAAAGACAAGACCTTTTAAATAAAAAATTTCCCTATAAACCTAAATATGACAATGTATAATGGGCTATAAAATGAAACCTCCTCCGTATAGCTGCGATAGCACTCCGGTATATGAGCGTGATTTACAAGCTGATGAACCAGGGGTTATGGGTAAGACAAATATGAATGGGAGTGTGCTAGTCCAAGAAGGATTAGATCCTATTAAACAAGCTGAAGTAGAAGCACATGAAGGGCAGCATGTGGAAGATATTAAAAACGGCTTATTAATGTATGATGACGAATATGTCTATTGGCGAGATGATGCAGAAAAACCTTGGGAAAAATGGGGTAGAGCTGATATGGTAGAAGGAGCTAAGAATCTACCTTGGGAAAAAAGAGCTTGGAAAATAAATAAATTATTTAAGAAAAATCACAAAAATTATTATAACGCATAAAATTTTTAATTATGGCATTTAAAATGAACGGATCACCGTTAAACAAAGGATTAAACCTATTTAGAAAAGGTAGGGGAAAAGATTATAGACAAACTAAAAGAGCTATTAAAAGAGCTGTAAAAGAAACTGGTGGGTTTTCAGCTACCGAAAGAGAAGGGGGCGGATACGATATTGTTGGGCGAACAGGATCCCAAGTTCCGGGGAAGCAAACTGGAAAATCACGTAGAAGACTAGCTAGATCAGCAGCTGAAGCAATGACAGCAGGTATAGATGATAAAACAGCAATAGCTGGTGCTGATGCAGGGACTAGAAGATTTGAAGGTGGAACTTACGATGATAAAGAAGTAACAAAAAGAAAAAAGACTATAACGCCAGGCATTGAAGATGCTGGTGATAATGTCGATGTAACGAAAAGAAAAGTTAAAAAAGAAAGAGGCTGGGGCTGGGCTGGTCAAGGTACTCAAGAGGGTATAAAAACCGAGAGAGTGGAAAATATAAAAGGTACTAGCCACGAGGATGTAGATAGACAAAGACAAGCGTTAATAGCCAGTTTAAACGCAAATGAAAAGGTTTCTATGAAATCTTCAGCATTTAAAATGAAGTATTCTCCATTTAATCAAGGATATGGTTCACCATTAAATTGGAATGAAGGTGGAGCTTCTCCATTAAATAATTTAAAGGCACATGCCCAGGCGGGAGGTTCTCCTTTAAATCAAGATGATAAAGAAAGCTGTAAACCCCCAATGGTTTGGCATGAAGGGCATTGTATGACTGAAAAAGCTTATAGAAAAACGGTAACTGAGGATGATGGTATTACAACAACAGCAATAGAGCAAGATTTAGTAAAGAAAGGTGAAGAAGGTACTGAAGAGAGAAAAAAGATAACAGCAGCTGAAGGATGTGAAAAGCATAGATTTGAAGATTGTTGTAATGCTGATGGATCAAGAAAAAATAGTTCTGCTAAATGTAAAGAATGTCAAACCTGTGCAGTTGCTAAAACTAAAAAAGAATTAGGAGAAACTAAGAACAAGACATGTGTAGAGCAGCACGGCGCAGGTTATGTGTGGGATGCTGAGAAAAAAGATTGTGTAAAAGGAGAAAAAGGAACAGAGGATATAGAAGCAACAATTAAAAGCAAAGAATCAGAAACTGATGTAACAATTACAAAAGAAGAATGTAATAAGAAAGAAGGATTTACATGGAGAGATGGAGCATGTAAAAAAACTGATGGTGATGCTGATTATACTGTAACGGAAAAAGGTGGTGATGTAAAGAAGAGATGTAAAAAACCTGCGGCTGGTTGTGATGAGGATAAAAGATGGAGTAAAGCGGACTGTAAGTGTGTACCAAAAATATCCGATGAAAGACAAAAGAAACTAGACGAGAAAGAATCAAATAAACAGAAGAAGAAATCTGCTAAAGAGAATAGAAAAACAAATAAAGATAAGAAGGACTGTAAATGTCTAGAGTGGGATTGTGAGTAAAAAATTTAAAGATACCACCGTTGGACAATTATTATTTGGGGCAGCCTCTGTAATCAATCCTACATTAGGGAATGTATTGCAGGGTCTTACTTCCCCTAAGGAAGCTATAGAAGCTATAACTAAATCTGATATAAGTGCAGATGATAAAATTAAACTTCAGCAGTTAATACACGAACAACAGAATAAAGAAATACAAGCTATTACTTCAAGATGGGAAGCAGACTCAATGTCTGATTCTTGGTTAAGTAAAAATGTACGTCCACTAGTTTTAGTATGGTGTATAGTTATATTTTCTTTAGCTGGTATTTTAGATAGCGTAGAAAGCATTCCTTTTCAAATTAATTCATTATGGAATGACACTTTCGAGAAAGTAATGATGGCCGTTGTTTTGGCTTATTTTGGTGGACGAAGTGGAGAAAAGGTAACAAGTATATTCAAAAAATAAATTAAATTAAATCAAATCAAATTATGAGTGAAGAAGTAAAAAAAATAGGAAAAGAAGAACACGAAAATATCTTAGAATTTCAAAGGAAGATAAGAACTTTATTAACCAATGTAGGAGTTTTAGAATCTCAAAAGCACGCAGCACTGCATGAATTAGCTGGTGTAAATGAAGATCAAGAAACACTTAAAAAAGAAATTGAAAAAAAGTATGGTGCTATTAATATTAATTTGGAAGATGGCAGCTATACTAAGATAGAAGAAAATGTTGAGTAATATAAGGAAGATCAGTATAGGGTCAGATTATAAAAATGATGCTATGCACTATTCTATAGGACAACAAGTTTATGGTGGTCATGAAATTTCTCATATATTATATGAAGAAAAGGATAAGTCTTATAATATTCTAATTAAAAAAAATGGGGAAATATTACCATGGAAAAAATTTAATTCCAATATGGCTATCTCTGTTGAGTATGATTTAGAATATTAATGAAAGGGTTATTTAATTTTATTATATCTCCTATTAATGGTAGATATAATAACACGAAAAAAGTAGGCGATTCAGAATTAATTGTTAATACCAGTATAGAAGAATTTCTATATATTAATAGAATGGCCAAAGTAATTGCTACACCTACAGGTATATGTACTAATATAAAAAAGGGAGATATAGTTGTAGTACATCATAATATATTTAGAAGATGGTATGATGTGCGCGGTACTGAAAGAAATAGTAGGAATTATTTTACAGAGAATTTATATTTTTGTCCTTTAGACCAGATTTATTTATATAAAAATAAAGACACATGGGTTACAAATTTAGATTATTGTTTTGTAACACCTGTAAGGGAAACTGATGGTGATAAAGTAGAAATATTAAAATCACAACAAGGGGTGTTAAAATATTCAAATGATATATTAACTAACCTTGGAGTCCATAAAGAAGATATTGTAGGATTTAATCCTATGAGAGAATGGGAATTTGTTATTGATGGACAACTATTATATTGTATGAAATCTAAAGATATTGTTATTAAATATGACGAAAGTAAAGGAAACGAAGCTGAATATAATCCAAGCTGGGCACAAAGCAGTTGAAGAATTAATCAAAGTTGCTAAAGAACCCATTGTTGATTCAGACGATGATATTTCCGCAGACAGATTAAAGAATGCTGCAGCTACTAAAAAACTAGCTATATTTGATGCTTTTGAAATACTTAAACGTATTGAAGAAGAAAAAAATATATTAGAAGATAAACCTAAAGAAATCAAAAAAGAAAAAACTTTTAAAGGTTTCGCAGAAGGGAGGTCTAAATAATGTACACGCAAACTTTATATAAAATATTAGATGATCATATTAAGCCTAAGGTTATTAAAAGGCTTAATCGTTATAAGAAATGGAAATATGGATATAACGAAGATCATGACGTTATAGTTATTAGTAAGACAGGAGAGATTGGGGAAATTTATGAAATACAAAATTTAAAAATTGCATTACCTAAAATCCCAAAACAAATTACTAGGTTTGAAAATAATACTTGGGAAAGAACAGAATATCCTAAAGTTTTAAATAGAATTAAAACTGTCTTTGAATGGAAAGAATATCCAGAGGATTTTAAAGAACAATGGCACGATTATATAGATGAAGAATTTAAAAGACGTGACGAAGGATTTTGGTTTAAGAATAAAAACATTGATACTTATCTTACCGGTACACATTATATGTATTTACAATGGAGTAAGATTGATGTTGGAGCACCCGACTTTAGGGAAGCAAATAGATTATTTTTTATATTCTGGGAAGCCTGTAAAGCTGATATAAGATGTTATGGAATGTGTTATTTAAAAAATAGACGTTCTGGATTTTCTTTTATGGCCTCAGGTGAAGTTGTAAATTTAGCTACATTAGCAAGTGATTCAAGATATGGAATATTATCTAAGACTGGGCCTGATGCTAAAAAGATGTTTACAGATAAGGTTGTACCAATTTCAGTTAATTATCCATTCTTTTTTAAACCGATTCAAGATGGTATGGATCGACCTAAAACAGAACTTGCGTATAGAGTACCAGCTTCTAAATTTACTAGAAAATCTATAACTGCTTTAGATAAAGGAGAATTACTAGAGGGATTAGATACAACTATTGACTGGAAGAATACCGGAGATAATAGTTATGATGGTGAAAAATTAAAACTACTGGTACATGATGAATCAGGTAAATGGGAAAGGCCTAACAATATATTAAATAACTGGAGGGTTACAAAAACAACATTAAGACTTGGTAGTAGAATTATAGGTAAGTGTATGATGGGTTCAACATCAAATGCTTTAGATAAAGGAGGAGATAACTTTAAAAAATTATATAATGCTTCAGATGTTACAAAGAGAAACGCCAACGGACAGACTAGTTCAGGACTCTATAGTTTGTTCATACCTATGGAATGGAACTACGAGGGATACATTGATGCTTATGGCATACCTGTCTTCGAAACACCAAGAAAACCAGCTTTCGGCCCTCATGGGGGACAAATTAGAATCGGGGTTATTGACTACTGGCAAAATGAAGTTGAGGGGTTAAAAGATGATGCTGACGGATTAAATGAATTTTATCGTCAATTCCCACGTACTGAAAAGCATGCATTTAGAGATGAAACTAAAGAATCTTTATTTAATCTAACTAAGATTTATGAACAAATAGATTGGAATGAAGATATAAGTTATAATAAAATAGTTAATAGAGGAAATTTTATGTGGGAGGATAGTGTTAGAGATAGCCGAGTGTTATTTATGCCTAATCCTAAAGGAAGATTTTATATTTCTTGGTTACCGCCTAAAAATCTCCAAAATAGCGTAATTATAAAAAAGGGAATGAAACATCCTGGTAATAAACATCTTGGGGCATTTGGTTGTGACCCATATGATATATCAGGAACAGTAGATAAAAGAGGATCTAACGGGTCTCTGCATGGATTAACAAAATGGTCTATGGAAGACGTCCCGGCAAATCATTTCTTTTTAGAGTATATAGCTAGACCACAAACGGCTGAAATATTTTTTGAAGATGTGCTTATGGCATGTATCTTCTATGGAATGCCTATCTTAGCGGAAAATAACAAACCTAGACTTTTGTATTATTTTAAACGTAGAGGATATAGGCATTTTTCTATTAATAGGCCTGACCGAGTCGCTACTAAGCTATCTGTCACAGAAAGAGAAATAGGTGGTATACCTAATTCAAGTGAAGATATAAAGCAAGCTCATGCCGCAGCTATTGAAACTTATATTGAAACATTTGTTGGGAATTTAGGTGAATCTTTTGGAGATATGTATTTTCAAAGAACACTAGAAGATTGGGCAAGATTTAATATAAATAATAGAACTTCTCATGATGCTTCTATTAGTTCAGGGTTAGCCTTAATGGCATGTAATCAGCATAGGTATAAGCCTTATGCTAAAATTGAAAAAGAAGCAGTGGTATTAAATTTTGCTAAATATGATAATAGCTCAGGAAAAAATTTATCAAAACTAATAAAATAAATGATAACAACTAATTATAATAGTAGCTTTCCAAGCCAGGTAGTACCTGATGAAGAAAAGGCATCGTTGGAATATGGAGCGTTAGTGGGAAGAGCTATTGAAAATGAATGGTTTAGAAATACTCGTGGAGGAGGCGATAGATTTATAGTTAATTTTAATCAATTTCATACACGTAGATTATATGCACGAGGCGAACAACCTGTACAAAAATATAAAGATGAATTAGCCATTAATGGAGATTTGTCATATTTAAATTTAGACTGGAAGCCAGTTCCTATTATATCTAAATTTGTAGATATAGTTGTTAATGGGATGTCTCAAAGAAATTATGAAATAAAATCATATGCCCAGGATCCTGAATCTCAAAAGAAAAGAACTCAATATGCAGAAACTCTATTAAGAGATATGAATGCAAGGGCTTTCATTGAAAAAATTCAAGAAGACACTGGAATGAATATGTTTAAATCTCCTAATTCTGAGGATTTACCAGAAAATAAAGAAGAATTAAGTTTACATATGCAATTGAGTTATAAGCAAAGCATAGAAATAGCAGAAGAAGAAGCTATTTCAAACGTGCTCGCTAATAATAAATATCATGAAACTAAGAAAAGACTACTTTATGATTTAGTAGTATTAGGAATTGCATGTTCCAAAACTAATTATAATACCTCTAATGGGATTACAGTTGATTATGTAGATCCCGCTAACTTAGTATATTCTTACACAGAAGATCCAAATTTTGAAGATGTATATTATGTAGGTGAAGTTAAATCTATTAGTATTGCAGAATTAGCTAAACAATTCCCGCATTTGACTGTAGAGGAAATGGATAAAATCCAAAAGTTTCCGGGCACACAAAATTATTTAAGAAATTGGAATGAAGATCCAGATATAATTCAACTTCTATATTTTGAATATAAAACTTATTCTGAACAAGTATGGAAAATAAAACAAACTGACCAAGGGTTAGAAAAGTCTCTTAAAAAAACAGATTTCTTCTCCCCTCCTCCTAGCGACAAGTTTGATAAAGTAAGTAGAAAAATTGAAGTATTATATTCTGGGGTTAAAGTATTGGGTATAGATAATATGCTAGAATGGAAAATGGCTGAAAATATGACTCGCCCAGCAGCTGATACTACTAAATGTAGAATGAATTACGTTATTACTGCCCCACGCCTTTATAGAGGCCGTGTGGAGTCTTTAGTAAGTAAAGTAACAGGTTTTGCTGATATGATTCAATTAACTCATTTAAAGCTGCAACAGGTCATTTCACGTATGGTTCCAGATGGAGTATTTGTTGATGTTGATGGATTAGCTGAAGTGGATTTAGGTAATGGTACTAATTATAACCCACAAGAGGCATTAAACATGTACTTCCAAACAGGTAGTATAGTTGGTAGGTCGCAAACTCAAGATGGGGATCCTAATAGAGGAATGGTACCTATTCAGGAATTACAAACCTCAGCTTCTCAAGCTAAGATTTCATCTTTAATTAGTACTTATCAATATTATTTACAAATGATAAGAGATGTGACCGGATTAAATGAAGCTAGAGATGCAAGTAACCCAGATCAATATGCTCTAGTGGGATTACAAAAATTAGCAGCCGCAGCATCCAATGTAGCTACTCGTCATATTTTACAGAGTATGTTATATATGAGTGTGCGAATTGCAGAAAATATTTCCTTACGTATTGCAGATGTATTAGATTATGCATTAACCGCAGAGTCCTTAATTAATGCAGTAAATAGATTTAATTTAGGGTCTTTGGAAGAAATGAAGAATTTGAATTTATTTGATTTTGGTATATACTTAGAATTAGAACCAGATGAAGAAGAGAGAGCAATGCTTGAGCAAAATATTCAAATGGCTTTACAACAACAAAGTATTGATATTGAAGATGCTATTGATATTAGACAAGTTAAAAATTTAAAGTTAGCTAATCAACTACTTAAATTAAAACGTAAACAAAAACAAGCTAAGGACCAACAAGCACAACAAGCTAATATACAGGCGCAGGCGCAAGCCAATGCACAAGCAACAGAACAGTCAGCAATGTATGAAGTTCAAAAGCAAGAGGCTTTAGCACAAAAAGAACTTCAAATTAAACAAGGAGAATCTCAGTTAGAAATACAAAAATTAGAACGAGAAGCAGCTATTAAGAAAGAGTTAATGGAAATTGAATTCCAGTATCAATTGAAATTAGCTGGAATGCAAAGAGATAATGAAAAAGCTAAAGAAGAGTATATTGAAGATAGAAAAGACAAGCGTACAAAAATTCAGGCTACGCAACAAAGTGAAATGATTTCACAACGTCAAAATGATTTATTACCTAAGAATTTTGAATCAACAAATGATGGATTATCAGGATTAAATTTAGAACAATTTACGCCTAGATAATTATTTTATTAATTTTATAATATTTTATTATGTCAAAGACAAAAAAAGAGGTAACCAAGGTAAAGGTGCCTAAAAAAGCACTTAGTGCAGAACCGGAAATAACTAAAGTAGATTTATCTAAACCGCCGGTTAAAAAAGAAGAAGTTAAAAAAGAAGTTAAATCAGAGGTCATAGACCCAGTAGAAAAAGTTAAAGATGCCATTCAAAAGTCGAAGTCAATTGATATGGATGCTCATAAACCGCCCGAAGATGTTCAAAAAGTGGAGATCAGAGACGTCGAGTCAACAATTGAAAAACCTACCCCACAAAACGAAACAAACAAAGAAGAAAAGGTAGAGTCAAAACCTGTACTAGAAGAACTTAAAGTAGAGGAAAAGGCACCTAAAACTGAACCTATTAAACCTAAAAAAGAGAATATACCTCAAAGAAAATTACCTGAAAATATTGAAAAACTTGTATCCTTTATGGAGGAGACAGGAGGTAATGTTGAGGATTATGTAAGACTCAATGCGGATTATAGCAATGTTAATGATGATTTATTATTAAAAGAGTATTACACTAAAACAAAACCTCATTTAAATACCGATGAAGTTGATTTCATTATGGAAGAAAACTTTAAAGTAGATAGTGAGTTGGATGAAGAGCGAGACATCAAGAAAAAAAATCTTGCTAAAAAAGAAGAGATTGCAAAAGCAAAGAACTTCCTAGAAGATCTGAAGGTTAAATATTACGACGAAATCAAGTTGAGACCCGGCGTTACCCAAGAACAACAGAAGGCAATGGACTTTTTCAATCGATACAAGGAGAATCAAGAAATAGGCAAACAACAACATGATAGGTTTTTAAATGATACTAAAAATCTTTTATCTGATGAATTCAAAGGTTTTGAATATAAGGTCGGAGACAAAAGATTTAGATATAGAATTAAAAACCCAACAGAGTTGATTAATAATCAAGGCGACATTAATACTTTCGCTCAAAAGTTCTTGGATAAGGAAGGTAATGTAACAGACCCTTTAGGTTATCATAAAGCTATTTATTCTGCTTCTAATTCTGATCAAATTGCACAACATTTCTATGAGCAAGGTAAAGCCGATGCGACTAGAGATATAAGTGCAGCTTCTAAAAATGTTAATACTTCGAGAGACACCTCTCCAAATGTTGATGTTGGCGGAACAAAATTTAGAGTTATTAGTGGTGATGATTCTTCTAAACTTAGAATAAAAACACGTAAATTTTAACAATTAAAAATTAATTTGAAATGGGAGTATTAAATCCACAATTTGGTAGTATCACCCCTTCTCAAACTCAACAAATTCTTAACACGAATTACCTACAGTTCAATACAGCAGCTGCTCCGGTGAATGACTTTGCTCAGCAATATCTTCCTGAAGTTTATGAAGCTGAAGTTGAAAGATATGGTAATAGAACGTTAGGAGGCTTCTTGAGAATGGTTGGAGCTGAATTACCTATGACAAGTGACCAAGTAATCTGGTCTGAACAAAATAGATTACACATTTCCTATGACTCATGTACATTAACAGGTGTAGACGCTATTGATATTAACTTACCAATAGTTCCAGGTGTTAACAATGTTATTACTCATAACATGACAGTAGTCATTATGGATCCATTAAACCCAGCTGCTACAGTGAAGGCATTCGTTGCTAATGTAGTCGGTACGGTTTTAACAGCATATCCATATCAGCAAGCTAGCTTACAAGCTGCGTTTGGTGCTGGTGCTGCAGGACTTAAAGTATTTGTTTACGGTTCTGAATATGGAAAAGCATCTGGTTTAACAACAGCTGTCGGTGACGGTACTGGTTTAGTTACTGAAAACGTAGATCCAGCTTTCACTCAATTTTCTAACAAACCAATTATCATCAGAGATAGATATGCAATATCTGGTTCTGATACAGCTCAAATCGGTTGGGTTGAGGTTTCTACAGAAGATGGAGTTGGAGGATTCTTATGGTATCTAAAAGCTGAAGGTGAAACTAGATTAAGATTTGAAGATTATTTAGAAATGGCAGTTATAGAAGGCCAAATTTCATCAGCAACATCTGGACCAGGTGGTGCTCCTGGAGGATTCTATGCAGCTGCAGTAGGGGTAATCCCACCAGCCGACAATACAGGTTTCTCTGGATTCGCGGCAGGTAACCAATTAGGTACTCAAGGTATGTTCGATGCTATACAGCAAAGAGGTAACGTGATGACTGGTTTTGCTGGTGCTTTAGCTGATTTTGATGCTATTCTTCAAAACTTAGATTCTCAGGGTGCTATTGAAGAAAATATGCTTTTCTTAGATAGGGCTACTGAATTGAATTTTGATAACATGTTAGCTGTGCAAAATTCTTACGGAGCTGGTGGTACATCTTATGGTGTATTCGAAAACTCGGAAGAAATGGCACTTAATTTAGGTTTCTCTGGTTTCAGAAGAGGTTCTTATGACTTCTACAAAACTAGTTGGAAATATCTAAATGATGCTTCTACAAGAGGTGGTTCTACTAATTTTAATGGATCTAGCAATATTGAAGGAGTATTAGTTCCTGCTGGAACATCTACTGTTTATGACCAAGTACTTGGTACTAACATTAGACGTCCATTCTTACACGTAAGATATAGAGCTTCTCAAGCTGATGATAGAAGAATGAAATCTTGGTTAACTGGATCTGTTGGAGGTGCTTACACTTCTGACGTTGACGTTATGCAAGTAAACTTCTTATCAGAAAGATGTCTTTGTGTACAGGCAGCTAATAACTTTGTACTATTTAGTGCATAATTATTGTATAAGGTAAAGGGTGCTTCGGCACCCAGTGCCTTTATTTTTAACTATTTAATTATATTATATCATGGCAAAAAAGAGTAAAGAAACTCAAGAAACTCAGATTGATAACTGGGAAGTAAAAGATAGAACTTATTACTTAAAAACTTATCATAGTCCTGTAACTTATACTATACCAGGAAGACATACACAAAGACATCCTCTTTTGTATTTTGATCCAGTAAAGAAAGAACAGAGAGCATTACGATATGCAACTAATCAGCCATCACCTTTTGAAGATGAGCAGAAAGGCGAAGTAACTTTGCAACATATCGTTTTTAAAGACGGAACATTATATGTACCAAAAGAAAAAGTAAATTTACAAAAATTACTATCATTATATCACCCAAGAAAAGGGAAAGATTATGAAGAGTATAGTGCAGTAGCAGAAGCTAAAGATGATTTAGTAGATTTAGAAATGGAAATTGTAGCATTAAATGCAGCAAGAGATATTGAAGTCGAACATGCTGAAGCTATACTAAGAGTAGAGATGGGGTCTAAAGTAGCTAAGATGTCTTCTAAAGAAATTCGAAGAGATATTTTAAGAATGGCTAAAATGAATCCTGCTTTATTTATTAATTTAGTACAAGATGAAAACGTCGAATTAAGAAACTTTGCGATTAAAGCAACAGAACAACACATAGTAAAATTATCACAAGATCAAAGATACTTTATGTGGGGGACTAATGATCGTAAATTAATGACAATTCCTTTTGATGAAAATCCATATTCAGCATTAGCTGCATGGTTTAAGACAGATGAAGGAGTAGAAGTTTATAAGACGATCGAGAAAAAGATCATCTAAGAATAACAATAAAAGGGCGGCCTCACGCCGCCTTTTTTATTATAAAGAAATTAAAATGGCGGTAAACGTAGATATAGTTTATAAAACAGTATTATTAATCCTTAATCAACAACAAAGAGGTTATGTAACACCGGATGAATTTAATAAATTCGGAACACAAGTACAGCGAACTATGTTCGAAGGATATGCTAGTGACTTAAATCAACAATATCGTCTTCCTCAAAATGATACCGAATATGGTAATCGAGTCAAAAATGTAGACCAAATGCTAGAGCCTTTTCAATCTATTGGGCCAGCATCCTTTAACACTGACAGATTTACCCTTCCTGGTATTTCTACTACCCCAGCTTTTTCACAAACATTTGTAGGTAATCCACCAATTGACGGTGCAAGCACTGTATTTAATGTTACAGCTTGGACTACAGCACAATCACAAAATGCTGATGTTAAAGTATTTTTAAATAATGTAGAGCAAGTACCGGCAGCTTATACATGGAGCAGCAACAGTAATATACTTAATATGGCTGTAGCGCCCTTAATTGGTGATACATTATTAATACAATTGTTCCCTAGCGATTTTTATAGAATTGGGAGTGTTATTTATACTAATCCTTATGGGGTAAGTAAAGAAGCCCAATATATACAAAGAAACGAATTAATCAAACAAGAGTTGTCACCAATAGCTAAACCCACCGCTGTATTTCCTACTTATCTTTATGAAGGAGGTGAGCTTTTTGTTTATCCTCAAACTATACAAAGTGGTATTACAGTATCTTATATTAGAACCCCATTAGATGTAGTATGGAATTATACTACTGGAGGACAAGGCCAATATATTTATAATGCTAATGGTAGTCAAGATTTTGAATTACATGTTTCAGAACAAACAGAAATAATATTAAGAATATTAGTTTATGCTGGAATAGTAATTGAAGATCCAACAGTAATTCAATTAGCTGCTGGGATAATACAACAAGAAGATCAAAATGAAAAATCATAATTAGATGGCACTTATAACAGAAAACAATACTCAATATTATGTTGGAGAACAATTATATCCAATTGATGGGGTTATAATAACGACTACTGGTCCTTTTGTAGCTACTTTTAATACGGATTTAATTTATTATACTAATGATACTACCGCATTAAATTTCCCTTTAAATAATTTTGATATGTTTTTGAGCGTAGACGGGGGGATTACTTTTACTCCTTATACTCTACAGGCTAATCCTTTATATGCTTTGCTTCCCGCAAATGTAGTAGGCAATACTATTACCCTAGCTAATCCATTAGTTGCTGGTAATGTGTTTATGATTAAACTAAGAGAAGAACAATTATGGGAAAATTATGGGGGTTATGCTTATATAAGTTTAGAAGATGTAATAAATAACTTTATGTTTGCCTATGTTGGTTATCAAAAGTTAATTCCTAATGTAGGAAGAAATGAAGTTATATTCCATGCTAAAAGAGGTTTACAAGAATTTAGTTATGATACTTTAAAAAGTATTAAGTCTCAAGAATTAACTATACCACCTTCTGGCCAAATTCCTTTGCCACCAGATTATGTAAATTATGTTGGATTATCTTATGTAGATGGATTAGGTGTTAAGCACCCCATATATCCTGCAGATAATTTAACATCTTCACCTTATCAAAGACCATTGCAAGATTCAGGCGGTATTCCTATATCAGATGCTAATATGAATATGATGGAAGGAACCTCTATAACTGATGCTAGATGGAGAGCTGCTAATACTAGATTAATTACTGGTAATTGGTGGATTAACTTTGCTTATAATACTGATGCATGGTTTGATGGATATCCTTACTTATGGTTAACTCAATTAGGACAAAGATATGGATTAGACCCACAAACTACTCAAATGAATGGGTGGTTTAATTTAGATGAAAGAGAAGGTAAAATTGCATTCTCTAGTAATCTAATCGATGGAAGAATAATAATTTTAGATTATATTTCTGATGGGCTTGCTTATGATGAAGATATTAAAATTCCTAAATTAGCAGAGGATGCCATATATGCATGGATAATTCACGCAATATTAGGTAGTAGAATTAATCAACCAGAATATGTAGTTGCCAGATTAAAAAAAGAGCGTAGTGCTAAATTAAGAAATGCTAAAATTAGACTATCTAATATTAAGTTAAATGAAATTGTGCAAGTAATGCGTAATAAATCTAAATGGATTAAACATTAATTAAATGCCAGAAATTAAAAATGCTTTTCTAAAATCTAAGATGAATAAAGACTTAGATGATAGATTAATACCAAATGGCGAGTATAGAGATGCTTTAAATTTACAAATAAGCAGATCAGAAAGCTCAGACGTAGGGGAATTTGAAACTATGTTAGGTAATACTTCCTTAGGTAATTTAATGCTTGGGTCTGCAATACCATTCATACCAGGAACTATTATTCCAGGCGATAAAACTTATATTGGACAAGTTATTGGCCAATATACTGATGAAGCTAATGGTAAAATATATACATTTAGCACTAGTAATACTGGCCAATTTACTCCTAATAATGGAGTAACACCTAGAGATGTCCAAGTATATACCAACCCTGCTTTTCCTGCTATTGGCTCTGAGATTAAATTATATGATGTTGCAGGGGTTCTTTTAGACCCAACAACATTAGGACTAGAAATAGGTATGTCATTATGGGGGGATGCTATTACCAATAACGGGGCAGCAAAACCAGATTTTGATCCTTATATTACTGAGATAGTAGCACCAACACCTGTGCCCACTGATGGATATATTAAAATAAGTTGGGACGCTGGTGCTAGTTTACCATCAGCAACTCCTTTTACAATTGGGTGGTGTAATAAAATTCATGTTTTTGATATACGTGCCCAAAGTTTAACTTTATTAGTTGAAGGTGGATTTTTAAATTTTAGTACTTTAAACAAAATTTATGGTATAAATTTACTTGAAGATTTATTATTTTGGACAGATAATAGAAATCAACCTAGAAAAATAAATATTAATTTAGCTAATCCAGACCCTATTCCCAATCCTATTTACTATACTAATGAAGATTCTATTTCAGTAGCAAAATATTATCCTTATGAAGCACCTAAAATATTAGAGCAAGTTTTACAATCTACTACGGATGCGTGGTTTATAACTAATCAACCTTCTTATTTACCAGGTGTGGGCTCTGAACCGAGGGGATGTGTATTAACTATGAATAGTACAGTGGATCCTAATATCAAAATTGGTGATATAGTAACTGGATTTGAAGCTAGAGATACAACAATATGGACTGGAGCAGATGCCCAACAAGAAGTTTGGAAAGTGACCACTATAGGTCCAACATTTCCATATGTGAACCCAAATGGTTTAGAATTAAACGATGATCAATTAGTAGTATATAATCAATTATATGAGCTACCTTATAATGTGCCAGCGGGTGCACCATTTACATATGAAAGAGAATTAACTTTTAGTCGTTCTACTCAAACTAATCAAGGAGATCCTGCTAATGAAAATTATCTTAGGACTATTATTAAACAGCCTGCAGTACCCTCATTTGTAATTGCAGGAGAGCCTATTAAATGTCTTTATAATCAAGCTGATGGTAATAATAGTTTTCCTTTGCCTCAAGTAGGTGATTTAGTTACCAGCCCTACTATTCAGGCTTATGATTCTACTGGGGCGATTGTTAATTTAGATTCCGGTACTATAACACCAGGATCAGACGCCAATGTTCGGATAGCAGCTATTAAAAATATTCCAGCACTTGCGCCTTATACCCTTGGTATTACTCTAACTAAAGATATAGAAATACTTGGGACTGCTAATGATGAAATAAATATAGGGAATAACCCCGACTTTAGAACTGATTGGGGAGGAGATCCTGATTTACTAGAAAATATATTTGTAAGATTTAGTTATAGATTCAAATTTGAAGATAATGAATATTCTATAATTGCTCCATTTACACAAACATGCTTTATTCCAAAGCAGCTAGGTTTGTTTGGTGCGGGGCAGCAATCGACTATAACTGACATGGACGATACTTTTAAATCTACTATTGTAAGTTGGTTTGAAAATAGAATCGATAATGTAGGATTAAAAATACCATTACCATTATTGTCTGGGCAGGGAAAAACTGATCAAGAAACTTTAGATTATTTAAGGGATAATTATAAAGTAAAAGCTATAGATATTTTATATAAAGAATCGGATGCCACTACAGTCAAAGTAATTGAAACATGCCCAGTAAGTGCTATTACCGTGAGTGATATTAATATAATTCCAGGGCCTTATAATGCTGCCAATGAAGATATAAGATATTATTATAATTTTGATTATAAATCAAGTAAACCTACAAAAACACTACCCGGAGATCAAACTACTAGAGTATATGACAAAGTACCAGTAAAAGCTCTAGGACAAGAAATAACAGGTAATAGAATAACTTATGGAAATTATTTAGAAGGATATACCCCTCCTACGGATATTAATTATGAAATAACTGTAGATAATAGAGCTGTTATTAATTTAGCAGATGAAACATATAATAATTATACTCAATATCCTAGTAGTACATTAAAGCAAAATAGAAATTACCAAGTTGGATGGGTCTTGGGAGATAAATATGGTAGACAGTCTTCAGTTATATTATCTACAAATGATGCACTAGAAAATACTAATGGTTCCACGATTTATGCACCATATAAATCTTATTCAGATGTACAAGCATTAACTACATATGAATGGTTAGGAGATGTAATGAGAATGAAAATTAATACTGGTATAACCCCAACATTGCCTAATACTTCCACGGGTGAACCTGGAACTCAAAAAGCATATGAAAATACAACTGTAGACTCTATAACTATTTCTGCAGCGGGGACTAATTACCCATTAGGCATAACAACTACTACTTATAATAATGGACTTACAGGTGAAGGACCTGGGCTTGGTAGCGGGTTAGAAGTAGAAATAACTACTGTAAGCGGAGGACCTCCTGGCCCTATTAGTGGAATAAAAATAATAAAACCTGGAAATGGATATGTTGATGGACAATTATTAAGAGTTGATGGTGGCACTAATGATGCTATTATTCAAGTATCTGTAAATCCTCCTAATGTTTTAGGGTGGTATTCTTATAAATTTGTAGTTAAACAACAAGAACAAGACTATTATAATGTTTACTTCCCTGGTTTTAGTAGAGGATATCCTAATCCTAAAGAGAGTATTATCAATTATGATGGAGGTGCTGGAACCTTAGAATATGGTGAAGATGCAGGTGAAACATCTTTTACTGTATTATTAAGTGATAATATACAAAAAGTACCAAGAAATTTACAAGAGATAGGCCCTAATGATAAAATATTTAATAGTTCTGTAGAATTATATGGTAGAGTAAATAATCCAGATAATTATAACATTGGCCCTGGTCTTGCACCTATATGGAATTCTGATGGAGAACCTTGGAATTGCCAATACTATCCTGGGCGAATAAATGATACGGTGGTGCAAATTAGTTTGATTGGATTAAATGGTTTTGAAATTGCTAATTCACCTTTTAATAGCGATGCAGTCTTTGGTGCTTTTAATAATCAATACCAGTATGATGCCGGAGGTTTGCAGGTAGTAGCATCCCCTCCACAATTACCTTACGGAGGTGCTGGGGGAAATGCTGGCGGAAAAAATCAAGCATTTTTTGGAGTTGAAAAAAATCCATTAGCTATAGAAATAAATGTAGGTAGTAAAGAAAATCAGGAGAATCTTAATGATGCAGTAGGACCGCAAGCTGCCGGTATATATACTTTAGGTGCTCTGGTAACAACTGCGGCTGGCACAGGAGGACCAAATTTTCCTATGGTAGCTTCTATGAGACCATTTTTAAGTGTATCTGAAACAGCCCCTGTAGTAAGTGAATTACCTTTATTTTGGGAAACGGGAGATACTGGAGATATAGTGGCATTAAATAGAAGAGTTAATGATCTTTACGGAGGAGTTATAACTAGTGAATTAGGGGTTTCATTTTTTGATGAAGGCACTGCGCCTCTAACAATAATTACACCTAATTTTAATTTCTTAGATTCTGCAGGATCTCAAATAACAGCTGATATTACGGTTACAAATTATACAATAACAAATGGGGTGGGTGATGATGTAACAAATCGATTTAATTTAAATGTTCTTCCACTTGGTGAATTTAATATTGAAACTGCAGCCGCGGAATATTTTTGGTATGGATTGAACTCTTTTACTGAGGATGTTTTTACTATAACATTCAACACGTCATGGACCCCATCAGGTGCGCCAGTTCCTATAACATATAATGATACTATTACAGGTAGTACATTAAAATTAACCAATCTGGCTCCTTCGATTACAAGCCCGGATTGTGGAGGAACATATCCTGCAACGGGTAGTTATACTCCAGCCCAAGAAATTTTTTATACTTATGAGGCAATAAATGGATCTCTCCCTGCGGGAGGAAATGATACAAGTGATATATATTTTAAACTAGAAAATACTGCCTTTACTCCATTAGTACCTTTTACTACTACAGATGTAGTTTTTGAGTTAGATAGTGTAAGTGGTGTTTTAAAAGTCTTGAGCGGAACCTTAGAATATGGAGATTATACTATTTCAGTAAGAGTAACAGATGCTACTGATTCAAATGGGGTTAGTGGTACAGGTTGGTTGCAATCAGCTCTTTGTAATATTATATTTACCGTGGGATATGCTCATGCTGCTAAAGCGGTTTGTGCGGGTAGAGATCCCTCAGAGAAAACCCCGGCATGTTCAGAATCTATTCACTATTATTTTGGATCTGAAAATTACTTCTCTTCTCTTGGAGCTGGAACTACGGGTGTATTTCCTTCTACTGGTATTGAAGCTACACAATTCTATAATGTTAAAACAGTTGGTTTTAATCCTGGTGGTGGTTTGGGGTGCGCTATTCCAGGAAATCCTTGGCCCGCATCCTATAGTACAGCAGAAGTAGTACCTACATCAGGAATAAAAATTACAATTAATTTTGAAAAAACTCTAACTCCAGTTAATGTAAATTATTCAACTAATTATACTATCTTATGGAGGCCTACGCCAAGTAGTCCATGGCAAGGAGCAACACCTATTGGGAGTGGAGCTTTTGTGTCACCTACCCTCCCAGGGGTTACGATAGACACTCTTCTTGGAGAATATGCTGCAGTAGCCGGATCACTTCCAGATTTTATTACACCAAGAGTATATCATTTTAGTGATGCAGGAGAATATTCAGTAATTTGTAAACCTATAACGGGTACTGGTTGTGGCGGCGCAACTCTTAATAATATTTCTTTTTTCGCTGACTGGGAGGATTTATATTATCCTGATACAGGTGGATTATATGATCCATGTGCTGATTGTATTGGTATAGACTAAAAATAAAGAAAAACAAGTAATTATATAAATATGGCCCTTACAGTAGAAGTTCAATATTCTAATTCCTTCATAATGAAGAGATTATATAATTTACCAGGAACCACTGTAGGAACCCCTAGAGCTCCTGGTGGTTTTCAAACTGAAGAAGGATATAATCAACCTAGTATTAAAGATGACTGGTATCTTGAAGAAGCTCGCGTACGCGGGGGATATAATAATGTCCCTACAGATTATGGAGTTAAAGCTTATATAACAGAAGACGAACCTACCCAACAACGTTTAGGTAATAAATTAATTTATTCAGGAATATATAATTCTAGAACAGGGGTTAATCAAACTAATCAATTTAGTATTGCTGAATCAATTACTAGAAGTTTAGATCCTATTGAAGGAACAATTCAGAAACTTTACGCAGAAGATACTAATTTATTAATATTCCAAGAAAAGAAAGTTAATAGAGCCCTAATTGATAAAGATGCAATTTATAGTGCAGAAGGTCAAGCTATAACTACAAGTGGGCAACAAGTCATTGGGCAATTTCAAGCCTATGGTGGTAATTTTGGTATTAGCCAAGATCCTGGTTCGTTTGCAGTATATGGATATAGAAAATATTTTACTGATAGAGATAGAAATGCTGTAATAAGGTTATCAATGGATGGTATTACCGAAATTAATAATTATGGCATGATTGATTGGTTTAGAGATAACTTAAGTAAGGTTACTACCCAAAATGGAGAAATTATGGGGGGATGGGATATGTATAATAAAAATTATACTTTAAAAATTGAAAATCGTACTACGACAGAAATAAATGATGGACAAAGAGTTCCTGTATTAAGTTTTGATGAAACAAGTAATGGGTGGACTGGATTTTATAGTTATAATCCACAACTTATTACTAGTTGTTTAGGACAATTTTATAGCTGGCAAGATAATCAAATATGGCAACATTATTCTAATTCCACAGCAAATAATTTTTATGGAATTTCTTACGATTCTACAGTACATTTAGTATTAAATCCGCAGCCTACTAGAATGAAAACTTTTAAAACAGTAAATTATGAAGGATCAAGCGGGTGGGAAGTAACAAACTTTTATTCTGATGAAACAGGATTTGATGATGTTACTGGAACTTGGACAGAATGGAATGACACGTCTTTATTTGTACCTAGTTATTTTGAAGGATTATATACAGATCCAGTAACAAACATTCCATATCATCAAGGATTTGATAGAAAACAAAATACATATATGGCTGCTTTAATAAATAATTCTGGCCCTAGACAAGGGGAGGTTATATTTGATGGAACCTCATCAACTGGTATAAAAGCTTTTTATGCTAATGTTATTATGAGAACAGATGGGACTACAGATCCAGGAGGCCAAAAACAATTATTTACTGTTGGTAGCCAATATAGTAATGAAGGAATAAATTAAATTAAATTAAATGGATATAAGAAATATATCTCCAGATGATTGGAATACACTAATCAAATGGGGAGTCAATAAAGATAAAGATCTTTTACCTAAAGATGGCACTGGTGGATTACTAGTACATTTAGAGAATATACCTATAGCTGCGGGTTTTATTTACTTAACTAACTCAAAACTTGCTTTTATAAATGATATAATATATGATAAAAATAAAGATGAAAAATTATTACATAATTGTTTAGATTTATTAATTGTAGCTTTTGAACAAAGTTTAAAAGAACTAGGATTTAAAAGTATAGTAGTTATAGGAAGAGATGAAATGTTAGACAATAGCTATAAAGCTTTAGGATGGAAAGAAGAGGAAACAATAAATAAATTAATTAAAAACATTTAATATGACAGGAGGTGGATTTATACAGGGTGGAATGCAAATCATGGCTGGAATGGACGCTATGTTTATGAATCAAGGAGCCCAAGAAAAGGCTGATGCGGCTAGAAATGCCATGAATGCTATTATAGAGGGTAGGGGTGACCCAGTTGATCCTTATACAGGTCATGCGGACCTTTCTGGGATGGCAACTGATTTGAGTAATAATATGAATAATCCTCTAGCTAATCTACAAGTAGCCACTCAAGCAGCTGAAATGCAGGCTGAGGAAGCAGATTTAGCTTTAGCCAATACATTAGACACTTTAAGAGCTACAGGCACAGGAGCTGGTGGAGCTACTGCTCTGGCTCAAGCTGCATTACAAAGTAAAAAAGGTGTATCTGCTAATATAGAACAACAAGAAGCTGCAAATACAAAATTAAGAGCACAGGGTGAAGCTAATCTTCAGGCTAGAGTTACTGCTGAGCAAATGAGAATACAAGGAATTAATATTGGTGAAGGACAAAGAATACAAGAAGCAAGAGCCGCGGGGAAAGCATTCACAGCACAAATGCAAGAAGAGAGGTGGAATAATCAAATAGCTTACCATCGCCAGCAAGCTAATCTGTGGCAAGAAGCTGCAGGTCTTGCAGGGGCTGATGCTACAGCTAATATTATAAATGGAATAGGAACTATGGCTATGGCTTTTTCTGATCGTAGATTAAAACAAAATATAAAATTAATAGGATATTCTCCTAGTGGATTGAAAATATATGCATTTGAGTATATTAATAAAATATTCGGCGAGGGGCTTTACCAAGGAGTTATGTCGGATGAAATTCCACAAGTAGCAGTTGCAAAACATATAGATGGTTATGACATGGTTGATTATTCTAAAATTGATGTTAAATTTAAAAGAATATAGTTATGGGTTTTTATACCAGTATTAGTGATAAACTTAATTTTCCAGCCCCCAGAAATAGAGGAGGATATAATGCGCAACAATTAGCATTACAAAAACAAATCCAACTAGATGCATCTAGCTTTAATAAGAAGGTGGATTCAATGAAAACCTATGCTAATGCACCACAATTTTCTGATCATGTAAAAGATTTTTGGGGAATTAAAATAAATGAATATAGTGATGCTCAAAACAGGTGGGTTAATGGCGATATGGACTCTACCGAGAGCAATAAAATCCAAGATAATATCAATAACTTATGGGATACTTGGAAAAAAGCTGCTCCTTATATAGCTGCTTTAGGGGCAACAGTTGAAAAATACGGGGGAGCAGGAGAACTAGATAAACTTAATGATCCAAATTTTGAAACCTTATTATCCCATATGCAAAAGAATAATGGTAGTGTTACTATGAAGAATGATGGTAGTACTCTCTATCTTTCGGGTCAAGGTGAAATTGAAGAAAGAGATGGGAATGGAGATCCTACAGGTAATATGTTACCATGGAATTATGATTTAGATTTAAATACTTTTTTAGAGACTATAGGGGTTGGAACATTTGAACAAGGCGATGATGAAACAATCTTTACAAATTTAAATAAAATAATAAGAAGAAAATCCACTTATAATTCTATAGATTTAGAAGGCACTCTTGATGCAGCAGCCGCTAATTCAAGCCGCACCTTTCCTGTACCTGTTATAGGATATGATAAGAAACCTACTGGAAAAAACAAAGATGAAACATTTGTAATTAAAGAATTATTAAAACAAAATCTAAATCATGGCGGACTTAGTCAAGTCGGGTTTGGAAATGTCCATAAAGGAACTACTATGTGGAGCGGAACTGAAGCGCAACCATCTATTATGAATTCATCAAACTTTGATTCCTATTATGCTAATGTAATATACCAAGATTACCAGCCGCACTATGATGAAAATGGTGAAATTGATTGGTTAATAGATTATGATGATGAGGGAAATGAAGTAAATAGAGTTAAGCCTTGGAACACCGCAGATAGTAGTCTATGGGATACTACTCGTGATAAACTAACTGAAGATGCATTAGCTACAACTAGATTAGAGAGTATGCAATTGATGGTAGAATTAAAAGATGGTAAACCGTATTTATCAGATGGTGTTTATGTAGATGGAGGTATTAATTATAAAGAAATTTTTGAAAATAAGTATAACGGTGATTGGAGAAGTTTTACAGCTGAGGGGGCAGAGGGTTATGAAATATCTGTTAATCCATGGGAATTTTTAAAAGGTACAACAGCAAATGCCGAAGGGGAATGGCAAAAGGCTAATGAAGTAGCAAATCCCGACACTTCTATTACACCACCACCTGAAAAATCGCCAATAAAACAAAACCAGCCTTTACCTATATCAGGCGCTCAAAAAATTGCATTAGGATATGATGGAGTAATTAGCAATACAAACCTGGTGGGGTTACCTGTTAATAAAACTATTACAAAAATAAACGATTTAACATATGAAGTTGAAGGCTTATCTGCTCCTTTAAGTGTTAGTCAATGGCTTGCAAATTCTAAAATTGGAGATGATAAAGTAAATATAAAATTATCACCGAAGAAGAATAATTCCTCTCATAGTTTTGATATGTATGTTTATCCTCACAAGGAAGGTGGTACATTGAGCAAGGCTGTTTTATCTAAATTAAAAGAGCAGGGTTGGTATATTAATTATAATAAAAAAAGCGCTGGGGTAGAACTTAAATACAATGGGGAGTTGGCCGCTGATTATAAAGGGAGTGAAATATGGAATGAGATTCTAAAAGAATTAAAGAAAATAGGAGTTAACGTAGAACCAAGAAGATAATTATGGAACAGGAATACCTAGACCCTAGCACTGGACATACATATTCTAAACAAGCTATGGATAGAATATTCTCTGAAGCTAAGATTGAGGGGGAAATTGATGCAAATGTTTCTTTCCAAGATTATATAACCTCTCAAGGGTTTAAAATTCAGGAGACACAGCCAAAAAAAGAATTTAAAAATATTTCTCGAGAAAATTTTGATAATGTACCAGAAGACGAGTTAATAGAGAGGCTGGAGCTGGTTTATGGAGATGATATTGAAATTAAACAGTCTCAACCTGGTTTAGATGCTATTATGGTAAAAGATAAGGTAAGCGGAATGTGGAAGAATATTGTTCTTGATACTCAATATAATCGCGATGGAGGTGGTATATTTACTTCAGTCCCAGAAGATTCCCCTGATGCTTATGAGACTTTTATGTCAATTTTAACTCAAATATCCCCAGGTGATATTGAAAAACTTGATGTTAGTGCAGAGCAACAAGAATTTTTAAAACAAAGATACTATACTAATGTAAAGAACCAGCAATTAAAAGAGGATTATAGCATGAATCTCGATGCTGTTGGAGCAGGAGTAAAAACTACCAAGGCTGGCTTGAATGATGTTGGGCAGACAGTATATCCTACATTAAATGGTCAGAAATTAAATTTTACCGAGCGAACAGATTTGCTATTTAATATAAAAAATAAAGCAGAGGGTTTATGGTTGGATGTTTTAAGTAGCCCAGAAAGTTATGGGATTAATCCAAATATTCTTGACCATATATCAAATATTGATGAGGCCTCCTTATCCCCTGAGCAGAAACAGGGATTTAATGATATAGTATGGGATTTATTAAATAAAAAATTAGGGAAAGATAATGGTCTTTTCATGGACGAAGAAACTTTCCAAGATTATTTTAGTGCATGGACCCCAGTCTTTGATATGGCAGAAACTAAAGTTAAATATAAAATAGCCCAAGAAAATTTTAATGCCGCGGCTAATGCAGGTACTTTGCCTGACGAAATGGGATTAGTACAAGCAATGGATACAGGGTTATATACTATGTTTACACAGGACAACCCTGAATTAATCCCACGTATTAACATTATAAAAAAATTAAACACTACTACATTTGAATTAGAAAAAATTTCTAATCAAATTCTGGAATTAGAGAATACCCAGAATCTTTCTGATAAAGATGCCAAAAAGTTAAAAGCCCTTTACAATTCTTATAATACTCATAAAGCCCAGTGGTTTAAAGATAAAACAGCATTAGATAAAGTTCCGGGTGATATATTACAATATAATTATAAAGGTGAAAGACCTGAGGACGCAGATATCGATGAAGTTAAATGGAAAAGATTACGAGCTGCTACAGAAGAAATTGAACAAGAAAATGGAATAACTAATATTAGTGAATTAACTAATCTGGCTGGGTATTATAAAAATTTACAGAAACAAAGATTATTAGAGCAGCAAGATGCTTGTAATACATTCTTATCTGTGGATTTAACTAAACTAAAAAGTAATTTAAACGATGGGCAGCCTAAAACAGCATATGATTATGATGCCAATTATTTAGTATATTCTCTATTAGAGGAAAAAGGATATGACGTGAGTGGCGATTCACTAGACATAACTTTAAATGAGTATTTGAATATAGTACGTCAACAAAAGGGGTTTAATGAATATCAAGCTGGCTGGCAAGCTGAATATTTGGATGAGGATGGTTTTTGGTTTGGCAGAGGTCCTGAAAGTGAATCTGGAGGATATGGTTTAGTATTTCCAGGATTAGGAGACGATGATATTAGAACTGCTGCTTTACATAATGAATGGATGATGGCGAACCAAGATAAGCTAGAGGTATTATATGAAAAAATAAATATACAACCTGACCTTAATAAACAAGAAGAAGAAATAGAACTTGGCGGGGAGACTGGATTTTGGGGTACTGCAAGTAATACAGCTAAATCATTTGGTCTTATGGGTATGTTAGATGAGACTGACAGAGAAATAGCAAGAGATGAAAATTTATTTTTTGGAGGTGGAAGTAAAGGCTTAGGTAAGAGTCGATATAAATTAGATACCTATAGGGATTTAATAAGTGAAATTAATGAGGTTAGAAGTGATGAAGGTATAACTCCAGTTAAAATTACTCCTGAAGAATTAGAGGCTTTGGCGGTAAATGTTTGGGGTGCTGAAGGATGGGGACAAACTGTTGGGGGATTTGCACCAGTAGCCGCTGATTTAGCGGTATCTTTTGCTTTAATAGAAAGTGGCTTAGGTACAGCCGCAGGTCTTGCTAATCTAAATAAATATAGTAGGTACGTACGCATGTATTTAAATGGATTAAATAAAACATCCACAGGGGTTAATAAGGCTATGTTCTATGTTATGACAGCTGCTAAAATGGAAGCTGAAACTCAATTAGCTGGGTTTAATACAGGATCTGGTGCTACATTTAGTATTTTTGGTAATGCGACACAGAAATTAAAAATCATTTCTAAATTGCGACCTAAGTCTGCTGCGATGATAGATATAAGTATAAAGGCTTCGCTTGGTGGTGTAGTCGCGACTGAAATTGCAACAGGTATTGTTGAGCCTATTATTCTTGATATAACTGATCAGGATTCTTTTAATCAATGGTGGCATCATCATTATGGGGATTTGGACGAGGTTACTCAAAGGGTAATAAAAAATGGTGTTCTATTTTGGGGATATGGAACGAAAGGAATAATGTACAAAACTGCAAAAAGGGATGCAGCAACTAGAACTCTATGGAGATCATCTCGTCAAAATAGTCGAGCTATAGGCGAGATTGAGAAAAAAATAAAAGAGTTAGAAAAGAAAGCAAAAGAAGATGAGTTGGGTCTATTTAATTTTAAGGATAAAATAAAGACATTAAAAGAAACAGTCCAAACTATTACAATAATGGAGGCCCAAAAGCAGGGGCTCGGTGATATGTCAGCTTTAACCTACAATGAAACGACGAAAGATTGGGATATAAATCCAGAATTTAAAACAAAAACACAAGACCTATTAAATGAAATGGCTAAAGAAGGGGGAAGTAAGGCCCCTACGGTAGAAATTGTAGAAACTTTAGGCACAGGAAATAAAGGGGCTTATGAATTTAAAGATAATCTTTTACAAATAAATCCCAAAGCTTTAAATTCACGGGGGCAATTGATATTCAACCAAGGTGTAGTGCCGCATGAAATGATTGTGCATTGGGCCGTAAGATCTCGTTTAGCAAATAATCCACAATTATTAGCTTCATGGACTCCAAAATTAAAAGAGAGTATTCAAGCTATTCTTAAAGATAAGCTAAGCGTTGAAAAAATAGATAAAGAAATTTTAGAGGCTTATGGTAAATGGAATGAAACTACCGGTAAATGGGAGATGAATGAAGGATTAAAAGCCGAAGAACTATTAGCTTTTTATGTAGAGTGGATGGCTAACCCTGTTAACTATTACAGTACTATTGGAAATAACTTTTTGAAAAATCAAAAAAATGAATTCCTAAATATATTAGAAGGATCTGGTTTAAAGAAATATACTGAAAAAAGTATTGCGCAATTATCTAGTGTTGAGGCTCTTGAAGTTATGGCTAGGTTAGCAAATGAGATGACATTTGGAAGAAGTGGCGGGTCAAAAATTAGAGTAGCTCAAAACTTAGATCAATTAAAAGACCCATTATTAGAAACTAGAATTTTAGAGGAAGGTCAACCAAAACCTGGAGAATATAAAATATTAGACATAAAAACAAGTTCTAAAGAATTAGGTTCAGAGGTTAGCAAAAAACTGAAAGATATTGCTACGCGTAATAAAATTCAAGAAGATAAGATAATAAACGAGGGCGCATGGAAACTTAGTGAAGTAGAAAATATAGAATTAGCTAATGAAATTAAAAATACTTTAATAGAAAATAATCAAGGATTAGTTGAAATGTTAGCCAATAGAGCTTATAATAATCCCAATATTGCTGGATTAGAAGCTGGTTTAAAAATTCCTTTAAAAGATTGGAGACAAGGATTTAATCAGCAATTAATAGAAATGATTAATAGCTATGAGCCTATTCCACAAGATGGGAGCTCAAAAGGGAAGCAAGTGCCATTTGGTGCATATATTGCGAAAAACTTGCCTAGAAGATATGGAAATATATTAGCTGCAGAAAAAGGTAAAACACCGGAAAGTGGAGGTAGAATAACTAAAGATATAATAGCAGAAACTGCTACAACAGAGTTAGCCGGGGATTTAATTCTAGCTAGAGAGCTTAATATTAAAAATGAAGTTTTAACAAATTTTGAAAATAAATTAAAAGAAGAAATTGATTTAGCTGCAGATTTAGATTTATTATCTTATGAAAAATTTAGAACCACATGGCCAAAAGGTATAGTTAACGACATATTTGGGCGTACTCGTGAACAAAGAGAAAAATATATTAGAGATAATGCTGAAGCTTTAATGGCTTCCTTCCCAGACTTAAACCAAAATGTTAGCGGAAAATCGTTAGGGGTTGGAACTAATGTACTTAATTTTATGTATGGTGAAGGGCCAAGAGCTAAAATGAGCGAAGGCGCTGGTGGGGCTGGATTAAATTTAAGAGAAAAGCAAACCCGTACTCCTCAAGAACTTATTGATTTCTTAGGACTTAATATAAAGCCAGGACAAAAAGGATATACAAATTCACAAGCTAAAATTAAAGGTGTTATTAATTTAGCTATGCGTGGACTAGCTAATCAAATATTACGCGACCCATCTAAAACAAAACTCCAAGAGTCTTTAACAGATTTTTCTGTATTAGAAACCAACGTGCGTGAAGCATTAGAAGTTTGGTCTAAAAGAAATCAAACAGAATTAGAATTAGTTGAACAAGGGAAGTTAGAGAAAATAAGAGAAAGCGATTTAAATATATTAGAAAAGCGAGTTGATAAGGAAATTAATAAATTCCTAAGAGAAGCTAAAGCTAGATTAAGAGATGGTTTATCTGGAGAATTATATTCTAAAGATTCCAAGATTTTAAATCAAAGGGCTTGGAATGAGATTAGAGATCAAAAACCCACTAACTTAACAGAATTAAGAAATATTGTTGGCAAAGAGGAATATAAAGTCCTTAGTAGTTTTGCCAAATCTATTTTGAAAGAGGTAAGGAATATGTTTAAGGGGGACATGAACGCTAGAGATAATTTATATATCCTGAGACAAGCTATGGAATTAAATATGTCTGTAAGTAGATATAAAAAAGAATATATGGATCAGATCGGGGGTTGGACAGCCTTGTCTAAGGAATTAAAAACTACTGATACCACAATTCCCTCACTAGCACATTCTAAATCTGCATTAGAGTTTTCTAGAGCTTTAATAAAAAAATTACCTGCTTTTGGAAATTTACCCAAAGATATGCAAGCTACATTTATGAAAACATTTGGATTTGGGGATCATAGTGGTGGTTTTGTAGTGAATGGTAAAAAGTTTAATTTAGAGGCTCACGGCTTAAGCAGGGGACAATATAGTGAATTAATGACCGAGGTGTTTGGTCCTGGGTGGCAAAGTAACAAAGCTGTTCCACAACATTGGAAAAATGCCTATTCGCCTGGTAATTGGGGTAAAGCTTTAAATACTCGGATTGCTAAAATTCTAAAATCTAATAAAGACCAATCTATTAAATTCCAAGAAATAGAAAATCTTTTTAAAAAGGAAGGTATAGATTTTGATGCTGCGGTGCAATCTAATTTAAATGTATTAAAAGATACCTATGTGGCTATTGGAACTCTCGCATTAGAAATGAAAAATGAAGGTAAATCTAATACGGAAATTTTACAGAGTATTCAAGATTTCTTTAAAGTTCAAACTAATAGAAGTGGTGGGATATTAAAAACTTTAGTACCAGTTTTATTTTTAGATATACTACCTAAAAAAGGCAAAAAAGGACAGTATGCAAAAAAATCAGAAAATTATTATACAGAACACATGCGTGAATTGTTTAATGCTAATAAACAATTTATACGTCATACTAAAAAATTATTAGAAGGTAATATTAAACTAGACATATATAATAAAAGGTTAGATAGAGGGATTCAAGATTTAATGCAGGGTTTAATTAGTGCGCGAACATCTGAAATAAAAGATGCACCAGGTAAAACTTTTCAATGGTATTATGATCCTATATTAAGTATAACTATGGGTGGTAAACGAAGTCTTAAAAATACTATAAGTTTATATGAAAATAATATTTATAACCCCACTACTCTTGTAGATATGGTTTATGATACAGGGTCAAGATATGCAATGGATATAATTAATAAGACTCCGGGTAAAGATTTAACTGCTATTGGAGTTCAAGTTAAAACTCAAATGCAAAATCCTAAAAATTATGATGCAGTTAATAAGAAAGCATCAAAATTATCCACTTATGCTGGTATGAATTATAGTAAAGATTTGAGCACAGGAGAATATTTAGGACAATTAAAAAATAGAGATAAATCTTTAGAACTGGCTAGAGAAATTAAAAAGAAGACTAAAGGAATAAGTGTATTTGATTTTGATGATACACTGGCTAAAACTAAATCTAAAGTTATAGTAAATCTACCATACTATGCACCTGGCAAAATGACTGAGTCGCAGATGAGAATAAGTCCTGCGGAATTCGCTAAGAGATATTCTGACTTAGAAAGTATGGGGGCAAGTTTTGATTTTAGAGAATTTGAAAAAGTAATTGGAGGCACTAAAGGTCCTCTATTTGATTTAGCAGTTAAGCGTCAAGGAAAATTCGGGACAGGGGATATTTATATTTTAACAGCTAGACCTCAAGCAGCATCTCCTGCAATACATGCATTTTTAAAGGGGATGGGTTTAAATATACCACTAGAAAATATAGTAGGATTAGAAAATGGCGCACCTAAAGCAAAATCTGATTGGATACTTAAAAAAGCAAGTGAAGGATATAATGATTTTTATTTCGCAGATGATGCTTATAAGAATGTTAAAGCTGTTCAAGATGTATTAAGTGTTATAGATGTTAAATCAAAAGTACAACAAGCCTTAATGTCTAAAAATCTAAATAATGAATATAATAAAGTTATTGAAGAGTCATTTGGTGTAGAAAAATTTAAAGATTATTCTCAGACTAAGGGGAGAACAGTGGGTGCTAAACATAAAGAATCTTGGTGGTTGCCAGCATCAGCTAGTGATTTACCATTATTAATGGATAGAATTGCAGGTAAAGGTAAACAAGGTGATGCACATCAAAAATTATTTAAGGAAACTTTATATGATCCTTACGCCCAAGCTGAAATGAATATTACTGAAGCTAAGTTAAGTATACTGCGAGATTTCAAAGAATTGAAAAATCAATCCTCAAATGTTGTTAATCAATTAAAAAATAAAGTTGGTGATTATTCAGTTGAACAGGCCCTTAGAGTAAGAAATTGGGATATATTAGGAATTGACATTCCAGGTATTAGTGCAAGAGATAAAAAAATGCTAGTTGATCATGTTAATAAGAATAGCGAATTAGTAGCTTTCGGAGATCAAATTATTAGTATGCAAAAAGGTGTTTATAATAAGCCTGGAAGATATTGGGAAACGGGTAATTTATTAATAGATATAAATAATACAATTAAGGGTGATTTAAGAGATCAATACATGAAACAGTTTAATGATAATGTAACTGATATATTTACCCCTGAATTTTATAATAAACTAGAAGCAGTACAAGGGCCTAAATATGTAGAAAGTTTAAAGCATATATTAAGTAGAATAAAGCGCGGAAGTAATAGAACAGGTAAGGAAAGCAGAATAGAAACTAAAATGCTTAATTTCCTTAATAATGCTACCGCTGGTATTATGTTTTTAAATACTAGATCTGCCATATTACAAACTATTTCTAGTTTTAATTATATTAACTGGACAGATAATAATCCATTCAAAGCTGCAGCTAGATTTGCAAATCTTCCTCAATATGTTAAAGACTGGAATCGATTAATGAATTCTGACTGGGCTGTTGCCAGAAGAAAAGGAACTAGAATTAATATACAAGAGGCAGAGTTAGTTGAAGCTTTAGAGGGACAACAAAATAAAGGAGACGCATTATTGGGATATATATTAGAAAAAGGGTTCATTTTAACCAAAATGGGTGATACATTTGCCACAGCTACTGGTGGTGCAACATTTTATAGGAATAGAATAAATTCTTATAAAAAACAAGGAATGAGTGAAAAAGTAGCAGAGCGTCAAGCTTATGAAGATTGGGTAGAATTATCCGAACTTAATCAGCAATCAGCACGAATGGATAAAATTAGTATGCAACAAGCGACTCCATTGGGAAGAGTTGTTTTAGCGTTTGCCAATACACCTATGCAATATGCACGATTACAAAAAAGAGCTTATTTGGATTTAGTAAATAATAGGGGTGATGCTAAAACTAATATATCTAAAATTGTTTATTATGCATTTGTTCAAAATTTAATATTTAATGCAATGCAAAATGCTTTATTTACAGAAATTTATGATGAACCAGGTGTTTCTGATGATAAAACTATAAGAATTGCAAATGGTATGGTAGATGGAATATTAAGAGGTGGTGGTATATATGGGGCTGGAGTTAGTACAATTAAAAATACGGCTCTAAAATTATATAATGAAAGCCAAAAGAAAAGATCAAAGTATAGCAATGCGGCTTGGGAAACATTAGGTATTTCCCCTCCTTTAAAATCTAAAGTAAGTAAAGTAAGAAATGGGTTTGCGGCTTTAGAATATAATATGAAAGAAATTAAAAGTAGTGGATTTGCATTGGACAACCCTGCATATTTAGCAGCTGGGAATTTAACAGCTGGATTTACTAATGTACCATTAGATCGTTTAATAATAAAATTACAAAATATTCAAGATTCTTTTAATGAAGAATTACAATGGTATGAAAGATTATCTTTATTAGGTGGCTGGCCAGAATGGCAATTAGGTATTGATGATGGTAAAACTGCTAAATATTTTGGCGATGATAGTATAGAGGATACTACTAATAAAAAAGAAAAGAAAATTATGAGTCAAGCAGATCTTGATTTATTATTTAAAATTAATAATCCATAATTATGAAAGATAAAATAACCAAATGTATTGATAAAATACAAGAAGCATGGAATAAACTAATGTATAAGTTAATGTTTAAAAAATATAAATAATGAGATCATTCTTACTAGCCATTTGTTTGCTTATTACGTTTAATGTAAGTGGACAAGAAAAAGAAAAAGGAAAATTTTTTAAAGATGTTTATAAAGAATTATTTAAATACAGCACTATTTATGTAGCTGGTAATGCTAGTAACTCTTACGAGACACAAAGACCTTCATATTTTATTAGGACAGATCCTGATAATTTATATGCTGTTCCTGAAGTTATAGATAATACAATTTATCATCCTTTTGATTATAGATATGGAATTGGTATTAGAAAACTAGCCAGATTTGATTATGAAGTTAAGGGTGCTAATTTTTATAATGGCACTGAAAATAATGTGGCTTTATCCGCACCAACAGCAGCTGTTAAAGGTTTAGAATATCTAATTCATTATGAAAAAGAAAGAGAAAGAGGGGAAGAGTTTATTAATGAAAGATATTTTATTAGACATACTGGTAAGTATCATATAGCTAAAGTAGAAAAGAGAACACAAGGGAATGTGGGTTTCGAATACTCTTCTGGAGAAGCAAGAGCTAGACTACCTATTGGGAAGAAATTTAGTATATCTGCAGGCGCTATATATCGTACTCATCAAAGATCTTATGGATATAATCCAGTAGAAATATGGTTGAACGAAACTGATGAAAATGGAAACGCTTTAAATCCTTGGTACACATTAGGATTTGAATATGGTTATACAGATCATTATACGTCATACAGTATGGATGGTTTACCAACTGTTTATGATTGGATTTGGATGGACTCTGACGGCAATGTTGTAGCTTATGGAGATAAAGACTTTAGAGATAGAGTGATGCCTGATTTAATGAACAGATATAATAATGAAATATTTGACACCTTAGACCCATACGGTGAGGTTGCACCAATCGTCGGTTTTGACTATTATCATTATAAAAATAATTTCTGGCTACACACTTATGGGAGCTGGGTTCTTCCATATCATCACTATATAAAAGGCGATGAAGATTTTAATTATTTAAATAGAAATAATTGGGGTGTAGGCGGATTAATAGAAGATTCAGAATTAGAACAATGGAGTGATTATAATGCCGGTATAATGTTTGGATGGAAATTAAGTAAAAGTATTGGTGTATTTGTTGAAGGAGAATATACTAAATTCTGGGATTCAGAAATATATAACAGTTCAGTTGGACTGAACATAACACTAAAATAAATGAAATCATGGAAGAATTTTGCATTTGTGGTTGTACTAACTGCCCTAATAATTAGTTGCGGTAGTTACAGACAAGCACCAGAAGACACAATTAAAGTACTAGCAGTTACATCTAAAGGAGATACTATTCAGCTAGATGTTAACTCGCTAAGACCAAGAGTATACCAAACCATATACCATAGCTATCCTTATTATTATAATTATTGGAGACCATCTCCTTTTTATAATACAGGTAATTATTATTATCAAGGATATAGTGCTCCAGTATATAGACCTAGTAATAGCAATAGCAATAGTAATAGCAACCAATCTAACTCTAGTTCAGGGTCAGGGCCTAATACGTCTTCACCTATTCTATCTACACCACCTTCAAAACCACCAAGTAATACTAATCAAACTAAAGGAGGAAAAAATGGCTAAACAAATAGGGGAAGATACTAAGGTAACCCTAGATCTTAAAACTATTGGAATGATAGTTACATTTGTTATAACTATAACTGGTATGTATTTTGCACTACAATCAGATATAGCTAGAGCAATGGAATT